CTGATCTCGTGAATCTTGGTGGACTTGCGTTGACCTCTTACTTTCGATTGCATCCTCGTGTGTATGATCCCGTTAAGACTGACGCAAATCCCAATCCCATTCCCGCTCCCAAGAATTAGATGTCTAGATATCAATTAGAGCAACTTGGTTTTGTTCCTGAGCCTGCAATTAAAGATCAATGGCGTCCTCCTATGAAATTGCAGGTTGTTAAGAAACAGCAATGCCCGACATCACTTGGAAACCACATAAACGACAAACAGCTTTCCTAGAATTGCCTGATTCAATCTTTGAGGCAATGTATGGAGGAGCTGCTGGTGGGGGAAAGTCTGAGACTCTTCTCAATATCCCTATTGTTCGTGGCTTCTATAAGCATCCCCGCTTTAAAGGTATCCTCTTTCGTAGAACTTATCCTGAGTTAGAAGCTGAAATTATCCTTCGTGCTGAGAGCCAAGGTATCTATTCTGGTGTTGGGGGAGTTTATAATAAGGAGAAGAAACGTTGGCAGTTTCCATCGGGCGCAACAATGTCCTTTGGTCATTTGGAGTACGATTCAGACGTAAGAAAGTATGACTCAGCAGAATACAACTACGTGGCCTTTGACGAGCTTACGTCATTTACAGAATACATGTACCTCTACATGTTCTCCCGTTGTCGCTCGTCAGCGAAAGACTTACCAGCCATTGTCCGATCGGGAACAAACCCTGGAAACATTGGACATGCCTGGGTTAGAAGTAGATTTGTCGAGCCAGCCTCTGAAGGGGGCAAGATTCTCATCGATAAAACGACTGGGCTCAAGAGAATCTTCATTCAATCGAAAGCACAAGATAATCCATATTTGATGGAGAATGACCCTCAGTATATTTCCAGGTTACAGGGAATGGCTGAGAAAGATAGGCGCGCTAAGTTAGATGGAGATTGGTATACCTTTGCTGGTCAAGTATTCACTGACTATAGGGAAGTAAGATACCCTGGTGAACCTGAGAATGCGCTTCATGTAATTGATGACTTTAAAATCCCCTCTTGGTGGCCCAAGTTCCTCGCAGTTGATTGGGGTTTTGCTGCGATGGCTTGTGCTTTATGGGGAACGATTGGTCCTGATGGTCGTTTGTACGTTTATAGAGAACGAACCTGGAAACAAACAAAGATCTCAGTTTGGGCTTCAGACATAGCTCGTGAGTCTCAGGATGAGGAAATTGTTGATTGTGTAATTTGTCAGTCAGCTAAACAGCAACGTGGAGATGAGCTTACAATCGCTCAACAGTTTGAGCAGTATTCCAAGTTGACTCCTCGCTTATCAGGAAACCTTGCAGGTAGCAGGGTTTCGGGGAAACTCCTGCTACAGGAGTACTTTCGTTGGTCTCCTAAACCTAATCGCTTTATACCTCAGGAGAATTTCTCTAATGAAACTGCTGAAAAGATCCTTCGAATGCGAGGTCTTGATGCTTATAAAGAATACCTAGCTGCATTCCAGCCAGAAGCTCCTGAGCTAAATCTTCCCAAACTTAGAATCTTTAAATCTTGTGAGGTTCTAAGAAAGACTATTCCTCTCTGTGTCTATGACGAAAAGAGCAAAGAAGACGTTGCTGAGTTCGATGGTGATGATCCTTATGATACAATTCGTTATCTCACAAGAATGGCTGAGGATCGTAACTGGGAGCGCGTGAAGAATGAGGGGGCGATTCGTGAGCAAGTCGCTGAGGTTTGTGCAGATCTAGAAAAGAATAAAGATCAAACTTCATTCTATCGTAAGATGCGCGCGCTTGAATTAAAAAAGGCATCAATTGCAATTAGGCTAATTCGGAGGTTTCGTCATGTTGCTTAATTGGCTAATTAAATTACTTGGTGGGTTTACTGCTGCTGAAATTCTCATTGTTGAGAAAAACGCGCACAATCAAATTGAACTGGCTCAGCATGCTTCCTTACGAAGTGAGCAATCATTATGGGAAGTTCTTAGAGATAAAGATACAGAGATTCAACGTCTTTCTAATCTTATCTTCAAAGAGCATGGAGTAATTCAACCAGAGCAAGAGAAAAGAGACCCAACAGAATTTAAGCCAATGCATAAGCGCATGAGTTGGAGAGAACGACAAAAGGAACTCCAGCAGAAAGACGCACGAGAACAGGCTGATAGAATACAAGCACAGTGGGAGAAGAAAAATGCCTCTTAAGAGTGCCAAGCAATTTCGTTTCATGGAAGCTGCCGCTCATGGTGGCTTAAAAGGAATGGGTCCTTCTCCTAAAGTGGCTAACGAATTTCTAGATAAGACTCCTCATGATGTGAAGTCGAACTTTGCAAAAGAAACAAAGTTTAAAAATTCATTTCTAAAGAAGAGGAAAGCTAAGTGACCTTTAACTGGGATATTACCGCAGGTAATGTTTTAACAGTAATAGGAATCATTGTGAGTTTCTTCGTAGCGCATACGCAGAACGTGAGGAGGTTAGAGAGAATAGAAACTAAACTTCAACTAGTCTATGATTGGTTTAAAGATCACGTAATTAATGGAAAAAGAGAAAGGGAAAATTAAATGTCAACAATTTTGTCGCAGGGTTTTACACCTCCGGGTGGCCTGACAGCGAGGTATTATGGCGTACCGGGTGGATCTACAACTTGGACTTATTTCGTTCAGGCTGTTTATCCATTTGGAAGATCATTGTTAGCAGGTTTGATTTCAGTTGGTTCTGCACCTGCTGCATTGAGTGTATCTAACTTCATCGTTCTTGGTTGGAATCCGATGTCTGGAGCTATTGGGTATAACTTATACCGTAACTCTGGGAGCACAACTGTTCCAACGATTAATGCGACTCTTGTATACTCTGGAACTTTTGCAGGTTACACCGATGCTGGTCTGAACTCTACAACTGCTCAGAAGGTTATTTATGATGGTGTTCGAGTCTGTCGTGCGCGTTATGACTTCGCAGTTGATGGTGACCCTCTAGCCCCTGGACTGATCACACTCGCTCAGAGTGATATCCTTCCTGCTGGTGCGGTTGTTACGAATGGCACGATCTCAGGTACAACTGCTGTAACAGGAACCGGTGCGACTATCGCTATCGGAACCTCTGCTGGCTCTGCCGCGAACTCGATCAAGACTGCAACAGCTATTACCTCATTCTCAGCTAATGCAATTCAGAGTTGGACTGGAACTAAGTTTCGTATGTCCGCTGATGGGACTGTCACTATCACCTCGGCAACGGCTGCTTTAACTGCTGGTGTATTTGATATCCTTCTTGAATACGTAATGGCTATTGGATAACTGATAAGATTTACTCCTTCCTCTTATTAGTTCAAGAGGGAGAGAATTAGACTCCGGGAAAGGTTTGATTCTCTCCCTTTTAGAAAGTAAAAGTTGCCTAAAGTTATTTCAGATCCGAACAACGAGAAACTCTCTGATGAGTTGCAAGCTGCTCTATTAGAGATCGTGCGAAAGTGCGAGCAGGAGGATTCTTGGGTTCGGAAACAGCAGATACGTGAATGGAAAAAACATGAAAGGTTTTGGCATGGAATTCAATACATTTACTGGTCAGAGACTACTCAAGATTGGCTTAGTCCAGTTGATACTAGAGTTGACGGTAGAACCGATGAAGAACACAGGGAGGAAGCCGACGGTCCTTTCTATGACTATGTCATCAATATATACCGCGCATATGGAGAATCTATTATCGCAGCCTTAGCTGCACAGGTTCCTACCGTTCGATTTCCCCCTGACGACGCTGATAGTGACGATGACCAATTAACGTCAAAAGTCTACGGTCAGATTGCCGATCTAATTCAGAGGCATAATAAGGCAAAGTTGCTCCTTCTTAAAACCTTGCTATGTCTCTGGAATCAGGGGATTGTTGCTGCCTATCACTGTCCTAAGTCTGACAAGGCTTATGGAATGATGAAAGTTCCTCAGTACGGTGATGGGATGGCCTGTCCTGAGTGTGATTATCAGTCTCAGGATACTACTGAACAGACTTGTCCAAATTGCATTACTCCTGCTAATGGATTACCTGCACAGCCAGTTCAGTTGCAGCCTCAATCAGTCGTCACTGGTTACGTTGAATCTCCTAAGACTAGGGTATCCTTAGAAGTATATGGTCCTTTATTTGTTAAAGTTAGCCATTGGGCTCAGAGTCAAAAGGACTTTGGATATCTTGCTCTTTCAGTAGACCAACCTAAATCATATTTGAAAGATCTCTTTCCTAATATAAGAACAAAGATTGAATCCAATGCTAATCAAGCGGATCAATATGAGAAAATCGGCCGCGCGCCCTCTAACTTTACATTCACTGTAAATGATAATAGTGAACTGTTAACCTTACGTCGAGTTTGGTTGCGAACGTGGCAGTTTGAGATTCTTGGGGAAGATCAGAGAGGAACCATAGATGAACTTAAGAAACTTTATCCTGATGGTTGCTATGTTTGTTTTGTCGGGGATGTTTATGCTGAGTCTCGTAGTGAGTGTCTCGATGAGCATTGGACTATCGGTAAAGCAGGGCTTTCTCAGTATATTCATTCTGACGCTCTTGGTAAGCCACTTATCCCTTTACAGGAAATCAAAAACGTAACGAAGAATCTTACGCTTGAAACAGTTGAACAAGGCATTGCGACAGTGTTTGCAGATCCTCAAGTTCTAAACTTTGATGATTATTCTAGGCATGAACTTCGGCCTGGAACTTACGTCCCTGCATCTAAGCGCGTTGGTGAGAGATTAGCTGATGCATTCTATGAGGGTCCTAAAGCGACATTATCTAAAGAGGTTCCAGTACTAGAGGAAGCTAACGAGAGAGATTCTCAGTTCGTAACTGGTGGTTTTCCCTCTATCTATGGTGGTCAAATTGAGGGAAGTTCACGCACAGCAGCAGAATACGACATGAGTCGTCAGATGGCTCTTCAGAGACTCTCAATCTGTTGGGCAATGTTAAATTCTTGGTGGGCAGAGACGATGGAAAAGTGCGTTCGTCTCTTTGTCAAGAATGTAGTATCTGATGA